GTTACAGGTGTTTCTTTTACAAAGTTTTCTTTGTTGTCTGTAACAGCTTCTTTGAAGGCTTCAAGGTATTTAACATTGTCTGCCTTGTCTTTTTCTGCCTTTGCATTGATTTCTGCAACAGCCTTTGCAACTGCTTCATCAATCTGTGCCTGTGAGATACCGCCTGCAAGTTCCTTCTGGAGGTCTGCTTTAACGGCTTCTGCCTGTTTTGCTGAGCGTTCGTCAATGATGCGCTCAAGCTCTTTCATTTCCATAGCCATAGTGTTTTACTCCTATTTTAATTTTTATTTATAAAATAAAAGATATTTCTTCTATCTTTTTTTTAACTAATTATAAATTGCCCGGAGGCTACAACTTTTTTAAATAACCATTCTTTTTATTTTTCTACGAACTGTCCGCATACTTCAATTGCAGCAGTTCCTACAATGCCAATGCTTGCGTTGATTGCTACAGCATAAGCAGGGTTAAAAAATGTTACCAGGGCAATAGCAATTACTTCTACACCGCCGATAATTCCGGTTACAAGATTGTAAACTTTCCTAGACATATGTTTTTACTCCTATACATAAGCATTATACATATTTCTGATTATTTGTCAAAAAAGTTAAAAAAAGCCCCCAGATATAGCGTCTAGGGGCTTATTATAGGGCTTTAAGCCCTATATATTGTGTTGTATAGCGTTATTATTCGTTGTATAGTGCTATTCTGCGTCAGGAAGCTCAACAGAAGTGTCAGGGAGTTCCACTGTGTCGTCGTCGTCATCATCGCCTGTGATAGCGTCTTCTGCGTCATCAAGTTCAGCAAGAAGGTCATTCATTGTCTTAGCGATAGTTTTAAGCTGGTCCCGGCACTTTTCGATTTCATCCCCGCAAGCCTTGATCTTGTTTAAGACTTCTTTTGTTTCTGCACTTATGCGCTTACCGCTTTTCTGGGTTGTAAAGAAGTCCTTAACAACTGATTCATCAAGTCCAAAAGACTTTACAGCTTCAGCGATTGCATCCTGGTTAGCAGGAACGGCAACGGCAGAGAACTCCAGAAGTTCCCATTTTGTAATGTCGTAACCTGTTTTAGTTTCAGTCCACTCAATCGGAATAAAACCAACAGAAACGGCATTAAGCATTCCTGTCTTGTAACAATGATAGGTGAAGTCTACAAGTTTAGCCTTCTCGCTTGCGTTTTCAGGATCGCTTGAAAGTTCTTCAAGAGTAGGGAAGTAAACAATTGCTTTAACGCTGTTACCTTCTACCCAGAACTTTGTAACCTTACCAAGTGGGAAGTCATGCGGATTATGGAACCCCAAGAAAACCGCATTCTTCATGTAATTGCTGAAATCAACCCCGCCGGCTCTAAGAATGTCACCGTCACGATCAACCACTTCTTTTGAGATTGTAAACTGAACTGAGCGCTCGCCCAGGTCTTTTGTTTCAATCGGCAAATCTACTGTGTTCTTTTTATCTTTTTCAATTTTCATTTTATTTCTCCTTAAAATAATTTTTTAATTAAAATTTAACAAACGGGGCGGTCGTGCAGCGGCAGTTACAAACTTCGCTCGCTGGCGCTGTTGCATCCCCCGGATACATCATCAAAGCGCCCTCGCTCTGGCTTGTTGCAGGCACCTCAAATTTATCATTAATTGGAATTACAACTCCATCCATGAGTAAATGACTGTCACGGGTGCGATCATCCTGTACACTTATCCATTCCTTTTGTTCAATTCCTTCTGACTTATAAAGTTCTGTACTTCCTGCATTAATTGTAGTACAGCTTTCAGTCCTTGCGATAAGTTCAGCCCGGCTCTTGCTCATTTCCTCAAATAAATCATCGCTTGCACTCTGCAATACTTTTATTTTTTCAGAAAGAGATAAACCGTCAACGATTGCAGCGCTTAACTTCTTCCGCAAGTATTCAACAGTTACTTTATCCATCTCTACACAAAGCTCTAAGCCGTATGTATCAATCCAGCGATTAAAAATAGGATTCAAAATCTCTGGAAGTTCTTCATCATTTCTGCTTAAGACTTCTTTTCCAAACTTTGCGCCCTCTTTAAGGCCGTTCATAAATGCGCCTGCCATTGTCTGCTTGAAGCGCTCGTGCATGGTATTGTTATAGATGCCCTGAATATCGGTCATTACATCCTTGTTGTTTTCTACGGCTTCTTTAATTGCATTATTTACAGCTTCATTCTGTTTTGCAAATGCAATTTTACTTGAAGTTACAAAAGGCTTTTCTATGCTTGTCGCTCTTGCGTCGAAAGTCTTCCAGATAGCACGACGGCGCTCATCATCGCCTTTATGGATTTTATATTTTTTTTCAAGCATGGACTTAAGACTGTTGAACTCTTCTTCTGACAGTTCTGCTTCTTCCTCTGCACCGTTGCTATTATCCTCGTCTGGAAGTTCCACCTCTTCAGGAGCAGGCTCTTCCGGGGCTTCTGGAAGTTCCACCGGTTCAGAGTCGAACGGCACTTCCATTGTTGCCATACTTCTTAAATATACATCGCCGCCCCGCTCGTCTATCTCATAGCCCATAGCACGACGCCAGTCGTTTACGGTAAGGACTCCACGGCTCAAGCCTTCATTAGCAATTCTTAATTTTTGGTCTATATCTTCTTCGACTGTGTTTTCGTGCCTGAATATTAATTTGCGCTCTTTGTCGAAATCTTCCCACAAGAGCTGAGCGTTCATAACTCGTTCATACATTCTTAAATAATCTGCAAGTACATTTTTATTTAAGAGATAAAATGCACTGTCGATAGTCGAACGGTTAGAGCTTTCAAGGATTCCGACAATCTCCGGCGGGATGTGATAATTCTGCAGGGCTGAGTCACGCAAGAAGCGCCTTGATTCTACAAAATCAAGCTCTCTAGGTGACTCACTTATTTTTTCAAACTTTGTATTTTCTCCAGTCAAAACCATAATGTCGTGACTGTGGAGGATGCCTGCCATTTTCTGTTTCCAGCTCTGCTTTATCTGCTCTGCTGTTTCCTGGTTTCCGCCCGGTGCATAAATAATAGCAGCAGGGGTTGCATCATTGTAAAAAAGATTTTTTGCATATTTTGAAGCGTACTCGTCAGACTGGACTTCATCGCCAATAACTTCAGAGAGCCCCTTTCCTCTTCCATAAGGGTCGTTTAAGTCTATGTCTTTAAAACAGATTACATCTTCAACAGGTACACGGATAGTGTCGCCTGCAGCGCTTCCGTATGGGTAAACTTCCCAGTATTCATTGTGAGCCGTCGGAGTAACTACTACCCAGCTAGGGCTTAAAGGCAATAATGCAATTACATCGCCCCTTTCATTTCTGACTTTAAGTAAATATGCTTCCCCCACAAGCGCATAACAGGCAAATACAAAATAGCGCACATTCCAGCCTGTAATATCTCTATAAGCAGGGCATGGATTTTCAAGAAGTTCATAAAGCGGGTGATTTTCGATAATTTCTGCGTTATTCTTATTCTTCCGCAGGTCAATTTTATCATACAAGAATAAATCTACACTTGCGCATTTATTAGCAATAATGCGCACTCCGTCAAGGCGGGGGTTAGTGTGATACAGAGAAAGAAGGTCACGGCTTGCAAGGCTCGGCGCCTTACTCCAGTTCTTCCTGATTAGATTTTTGATTTTTTCGTTAATGTTCATAAAGGTTTCTTCCCTTTTTGATTTTTTCCCTAAAAAAGCGGGAACGGCTTACACCGCCCCCGCAAGATCCAGGAGGCTTCTAGGAACAAAGCTTAAGCATTAATATATATTAGTATGGGTATTTTGTCAAAAAAGTAAAATAGTGAGGGGCTATACTCATAATGGTTATTATTATGTATTAATCGTGGCCATAACTTCCATTTCTTCCCGTAGTCTGTCGATTATGGTAGGGTCTTCCTGATAATAAGTAAATAACCAGTGTATGACTTTATGCGTAAGATTATTGCAGCAAAGAAAATTGTCCGGGGCAAGCTGTTCGTAATGCTCCTCGCTTAAATCCCTATGATGTACCTGCCAGCCTTTTTTAAGCCTGTGCCCCGTAATTTTATCCACTTTTCCACAAGTTATAAACATTTTCCGTCTGAAGTCTTTCCAGCGCTTAGACTTGCGGAAGGCTCTTTTTGATTTCTGCGCCCTGTTCCTCAAAGTAAGTGCCACCTCTGATAATCTTTAGCCGTTATACTAAAACCAATATTTTTTGCATAATATAATTGTTTAGCCTTTTTTAACTGTCGCTCTGTACTCATTACAACTATTTTTTTAAGTCTGGGAGGTTTCTTCTCTTTTGGCTTTATTCCGTCGCATAGCGCCCTAAAAGCCCACTCGTTCAGCTCGTTGTACTTATGGCCGTTGTACCATGTTTCCCCGGCTATCTCAAAGTTATAAATAACCTTATCACCCTTAGCAAGAACTATCTGATAGTTATTACAGGAGTAAACTTCATACTCACGGCTTAAATCTTCAAGTGTCTTTTCTGCTTCTTTTTTAGAGCATTTAAGAAAAGCACAGATGGCGCTAACCCTATCAGCGTAACGGTTAAAAACTATTTTATCCCCGTCTTTATCTGTAAGAGTAACTATTTCTTCCTCGATAAATAAACTGCCCTGGTGCATAATTATTATTTAGTTACCGTCTTTTTAGGTGCAGCCTTTACCACTGGCACCGCTGTCTTATCTTCTGGAACAAAGCAGAGCCCGCAATATTCATTCTTGTAAATATACCCGCCCGGAACTCTTGTTATCTCATAATTACTTACAGCGTCAAATATAGGCTCATCGCCCACTTTAAGCTCTTTAAGCATGGATGCAAGGTCCTCACCTTTGTTTCTTAATCTTTTCATTTTTGCACTCCTTTATATTAATATAACATAATTTGTGGTGTATGTTTTTCATAGAAACACAATAACAGACTATCAGCTTTATCCGGAGATTTTCCGCTATGTCTTTTTTTATAGTCCTCTTTTTTTTCAACTACTTTCTGTGTTTTATTATTATATGAATATCTGCGGTCTGACAACTGTTGTAAAAGCTCATCATCGTTAGGGATGCCTGCTTCACTTAATGGAAATGTCATCCACATTTCACTCGCTGCACTATCATACTTGTTAGAGTCCATGGCTTTTTCACCAAAGTTTACCTCTACAATTTTCCTATAACCTCTAGCTTTAAGAATATCCCCAAAAGGACCGCCGACACCACCGCCGTCATATTTAGTGCATATATCTTTTTTATGGTCCACAAACATCTCATATAAATCAGCAAGCTCAACCATAGATTTTTTTCTGTACTCTTTAACTTTAATTACCTGCATTCCTTTTCTCATGGTAAAAATGCTGGCGTCCCCTCCAAATCTACTAAGGTCGCATCCAATGGAATAATCACCTTCCTGACTTGCTTTTCTTTCCATGGCTTCTTTAACTGATACTCTGTCCATTATACAATTATCGCCCTGTTTACGATATTGCCCAAACCATACATGAAGCGCATTGTCTTCATCAATTTCCATGTCTGCTTCAAGTTCATCAAGCAACTGCCTAGGAAAAAAGGGATTGTCATACCAGTTAATCTCAATGTCTAATACATCTTTACGGGTCTTTATAACTTCAACGGCATCGTCTGGCCCCTCTGGGTTATAGGTAAAATAAAACTCTGCGCCTTCAATACGGATAGTAGGCAATAACAGACGCAAACTGTCTTTACTTAATGACTGAGCTTCTTCACACCATACAAGGTCTATATTTACAACAGACTTCAAACTGTTTGCTGCCGTTGTATCCCGCAAGCCGTGAAAAATAACTTTAGAGCCGTTTTCGTGGAAGAGCCGTTCTTTCTGAATAGTCCATCCAGGAAAGTCAAGATAGTTAATCTGGTCTACAAGCAACTGGTAGGAACTTTCTGCAAGTGAGTTCTGGACTTCTCGACAACACAATAAAGTATGCTTGTCTTTTGTCATTTTTTCGACAAGATGTTTAGCGACTGAAACAGATTTACCTCCGCCCCTCCCTCCATGTATCGTATAAAATCTATGATGCTCCCTGAGCCTTGCTAATTTAGGGATTAACTGAGTTTTATATAAATAAAGATATTTGTCCTGCTGTTCCCGTGTCATACTTGCGAACTGTTCACGGGATATTTGAGGAACTTCTGGCTCTGCAATCTTGTAAGCTGATAAGTCCATTTATTTTTTATTGCGCTCCTTACCATGGACAATTCTATGAACGCTTATATCTAACCATATCAATTCTTCTGCAGGACGATCATAATACATATCAAGTGCAATTAATTCTGCTTTAGTTATTTGAACTGGTCTTAAAAATCCGTCAGATGTGTGAGTTTCTAATCTATGATGTCTTACCCATTTTTTAAACCCGTCTGCTTTTGCTAATTCGTAATTTTGAACTTTCTCTATTTCTTCAAGAATACAATACCGATTTAAAACTTCCCGATTGTATTTACTTTTTCTTGCTTTAATCACAGGAGCGTTAGCAATAGCCTTTCCTCTAATAATCACTTTATTTTTCTGATAATAAAGCTTACCTTTTTCTGCAATCTCTTTTTTGTGTTCTAATTTATATTTTTTGTTTCTGGCTTGTATTTCTTCTGCATGAGTTCTCATGTACATCTG